TGTAATTACTGAACAACAACTCAAACGGATTGTAGAACTTGTAACAAATAAAGAAGTAATTTGTGACAAATGTGGATGGTCTTGGGAATTATCTGACGGTGGTAAAGACCCGTACATGTGTCATAAGTGTGGGCACGATAACTCTGAAAACTTAGAAGAAAAATAATATGGCGTTACCGAAACAAGTCAAACCTACATTACCTTTAGTTCCAAAGAAAACTTTATCAGCAAGAAGAGAACAACTTCTTGAGTTTATAAATAAAGATGGAACTTATTTGCCTAAGTCAGTATTACATGCTGATTTGGATAGGGGTATGCTTGATTTTGTAAAGGAAGACCTTCAAGTTGTGACCGCAGGAAAAATAATTCCCATGTTGGATATTATTATCACCACTCAAAACTGGTCACAATATACAGAAACCGCATTATTCACAAATCTTGATTTCAATCCCGAACCACCATTTATAACTGTGGTCAGACAACCAGAAGTTAAGTTTGGAACAAATCCTGCTTTACAATATACAATACCGAACCGAAAACAGTTTTATTATGCATCTGTTCCAACTTGGAATGGTAATGAACAAGGTATGGATATATACACAATTCCACAACCTGTTCCTGTAGATATTAACTACAGTGTCAAAATTATTTGTAATAGGATGAGGGAGTTGAACCAACTTAATAAAGTGGTAATGCAAAAGTTTTCATCAAGACAAGCATACACTTTTATTAAAGGACAATATGTTCCAATTATTTTACAAAACATTTCTGACGAATCTCAGACGACTTTGGATGCTAGAAAATATTTTATCCAAAATTATGACTTCACTATGTTAGGATATCTGATTGACGAGGAAGAATTTCAAGTCAAACCTGCGATTGCTAGAGTTGCTCAGATTATGGAGTTAGACAATACAGTATTAAAAAGAAGAAGACCGAAGTTCCCCGAAAACCCTGACGATTTTTTATCTAACTTTTTATTCATTGTTGGAAATGACACTTTGAGTGAAATTATAGATTTCCGTGCCAACATGACCTTAATAGGGTCGACTAATGTTGAAAGTTTTGATGTCTATATTAATGATGATTATTTCGGTAGTGATGTTTCCGAAATTCAAATCACAACAAATGACATATTAAGAATTGATGTGGTCAAAACTGACAACTCTTTGGAGTCCACAATTAAGTTTGAATCTCAGTTGGTTTAATCCTCTCCATAGATATCTTTCTTTTCTTTACACTTCTCTATTATAAGATTTTCCAAAAACTTATAAATTTTTATCCCACGCTTTTCACAGTACTTTTTTAATATCTCATGTGATTCTGGGGATATTTTAATATTCTTTATTTCTTTGGTTGTTTTCATGGGCAGAAAAAAGGTAGAATAAAATCATACTACTTACAAATAGATATTCAAAAGTCAAGTTTTTTCATATAGATATGAATATTTATCATTAAAATAAATCTGCAATAGAATAATTAAAGCATGGCAACACAAGTAAATCAAAAGGTATACGTATCGCCTGGAGTATATACGTCTGAAACTGACTTATCATTTGTGGCTCAAAGTGTAGGTGTAACTACATTAGGTTTAGTGGGAGAAACGATTAAAGGTCCCGCATTCGAACCTATATTTATCACAAACTACGATGAGTTTCAAGCATATTTTGGGGGTACAGAACCTACAAAATTCATAAACACACAAATCCCAAAATATGAGGCTGCATATATAGCGAAATCATATTTACAACAATCCAACCAACTTTTTGTAACAAGAATTTTAGGTCTATCAGGTTATGACGCTGGACCTTCTTGGAGTATTAAGGTAATTGCAAACGTTGACCCATTAACAGTTGGACTCAGTCCTGCGACTGGAACAACATGGTCCGCAAACTTTACTGGATCTTCGACAGGAAACACAGTACAATTTGTTGGGGGATCATTACCACCTCAGGTACTTGTTGACTTGAACAAACAATATAGATTGTCAGATGGAAGTACATCAACTTTAGGGTTAGATTTTAATTCCAATTTGGATAATATAATGGATGACCCATCACTGTCCGCAAATACAGCTGTGGTGTATGGTGTTTTACCTGAGAGTGATTATTATGATTTAACCGCAACTTATTCAAATGTAATTAATCAATATGGTTGTGATAGTGTAAACATAGCAACAAACGATTTGTCTTCTGATGAAAATGACCCTTGGTATTACGCTAACTTTGACATAACGTCAGGAAACGCATATTCGGGATATTCATTCTTTTATTATGTCACTTCACTAACTTCAGGAGCATCTTCAACATTCTCGGGTACTATTTCAGGTACAGTTTACAATTATTCAGGTACTGCGTATTCGGAATACAATAACATGGTTGTTGCAACTTTACGTTCAAGAGGTATCTCATTATATACTAACAGTGCAACAAGTGACCAACATGGACCGATATACGAAGTGAGTGGGTTGACAGATTTACAATTAGTTTGTACTGAACAATATTCCGGAGTAACCCAATCACCTTTTGAATCATTCTTAATTTCAGGTGTGACTAAAGACGGAGACAATTTCTCATTCGAAACTTCTATGTCAGCATCTTCTTCGAAATACATTACAAAGGTATTAGGGGTTGATAATTTCGGTAAATCAAGAAATGAGGTTCCTGTTTATGTTGAAGAAATTTATCCTGCAACTTTGACTTACGCTTATAACCAAGGTTATATTCGTGGGTTGAATTGTAATTTAATTGCGTTACCTGAGGCTAGAACTCAAGACCCAACATCAATCGCTTACAACGTAACCCAATACAAAGCACCAAGTACTCCATTCTTAGTTTCTGAATTAAGAGGTAATAAGGTGTACAACTTATTTAAGTTTGTTTCGATTTCTGATGGTAACTCCGCAAACACTGAGGTGAAAGTTTCAATAACAAACTTATCGTTCAACAACATGACATTCGATGTGTTAGTTAGAAATTTCTTTGACACCGATGCGAATCCTGTGGTTATTGAAAAATTCACTAACTGTAATATGGATCCATTATCCAACAACTTTGTTGCTAAGAAAATAGGTTCTACTGATGGAGAGTACGCATTGATTTCAAGATATATAATGGTTGAAATGGCTGACGAAGCACCTGTAGATGCAATACCTTGTGGATTCTACGGATATTCTCAGAGAGAATATGCTTCGGTATCTAACCCTTCACCTGTTCCAATTTTCAAAACAAAGTATTATTTCCCTGGTGAAGTGGTTTACAATCCTCCTTTCGGTGCTCCAACTGACGTTGTTGAGTCTTCAGGAGATATTGTTAGAAGAAGTTACTTAGGTTTTTCAAGTCAATTTGGTATTGATGATTCATTCTTACAATACAAAGGTACACAAAATCCATTGAACTGGATTGCATCTCCACTACCTGTAGATGGTACTCCTTGGAATTACTTAAGTAAAGGTTTCCACATGGACTCAGGTGCTACAGTTGTAACCATCTCGAACTCATTCATGACAAGTGGTCAAACTGCATTTGAGTGTGGCGTAGCAAACTTTACAAGTGACCCTGAAACTCAGGATAACCCATATTACTTCATTTACGCTAGAAAATATACTGTATGTTTTGCTGGGGGTTTTGACGGATGGGATATATACAGAGAATTCAGAACCAACCAAGATAGATTCCAAGTAGGAGCATCAGGTTACTTAGCAGGTGCATCTGCATCGACAAGATATCCAAATGCAACTGGAGATGGTTTATTTAAGAGAATCGTTGTTCAGAACAACACTCAAGATTTTGCAAACACTGACTACTACGCATACTTGCTTGGTATCTTGACTTTCGCAAATCCTGAATCGACTAACATTAACGTATTTGCAACATCAAGTATTGATTACGTAAACAACTCCAATCTTGTAGAAGAGGCAATAGACATGGTACAATTCTCAAGAGCGGATTCAGTTTACATCGCAACTACTCCTGATTACCAAATGTATACACCTGATGCAACTAATCCTCAGGATATCATCTACTCTCAAGAGGCGGTTGATAACTTGGACAACACTGGTATTGATTCCAACTACACCGCAACTTACTACCCTTGGATTCTTACGAGAGATACTGTTAACAATACACAAATCTACTTACCTCCAACAGGTGAAGTTTGTAGAAACTTAGCGTTGACAGATAACATCGCATTCCCTTGGTTCGCTTCAGCGGGTTATACAAGAGGTCTTGTGAACTCAATCAAAGCAAGAGTTAAGTTGACTCAAGAAGATAGAGACACACTTTACCAAGGTAGAATCAACCCTATCGCAACTTTTGCTGATGTGGGAACAGTTATTTGGGGTAACAAAACTTTACAAGTCGCAGATACCGCACTTAACAGATTAAACGTTAGAAGATTATTACTTCAAGCAAGAAAGTTAATTTCAGCGGTAGCGGTAAGATTGTTGTTCGAACAAAACGACCAAATCGTTAGACAACAATTCTTGGATAGTGTTAACCCTATCTTGGATTCAATTAGAAGAGATAGAGGTCTTTACGACTTCAGAGTAACAGTTTCTTCTTCACCTGAAGACTTAGATAGAAATACATTAACAGGTAAGATATACTTAAAACCTACGAAGGCATTAGAATTCATCGATATAGAATTCTTCATCACTCCAACAGGGGCTTCGTTTGAAAATATCTAATAACAAATTATGGGGGGAGTTAATCCCCCCTTTAGCCAAATGAGAAAAGAGTTTACAGAAGGATTCAAAAGTGAAGGGGCACCAGACCTAAAATATTATGCGTTCGATTGGGACGATAATATAGTCCATATGCCAACCAAAATTTTGGTCAAAGATGAAGATGGTAATGAAATCGGTATGTCTACTGATGATTTTGCCGAGTTCAGACATAAGATAGGAAATGAACCATTCTCATATAAAGGTAACACTATTGTAGGGTATGCCGATTCACCATTTAGAAACTTTAGAACTGAAGGAGATAAAGATTTTTTGGTGGACTCTTTAAGGGCAAAAAAAGGACCGGCATTCGACGATTTTAGAGAGGCGATAAATAATGGTTCTATATTTGCGATAATAACTGCGAGGGGTCATAATCCAAACAC